TTAAGGCGTAAAGAAATGACTGGGTAGTATGTGCCTGCTGTGGTAAGGACGTGAGGAGAAGTTATTGTGGTGCCGATGGCTTGTTGGAGGCCGCGAAGTTCGTAGCCGCCTTCGGAAAGTACGGTTGAGCAGACTTGTTTGAGGGTGCTTGTGCTGGCGGTGGCGGCGGTGTTGGTTATTTCGTAGCGGAGGGGTAGGGAGGCGGTGGTTATGTAGGTGGAGGTGATGATGTTGGCGTGGTGGAAGGAGTGGCAGTGGATGAATTTGCCGTTGATGATGAAGCCCATGCGGACTGTGCCGAGTCCCAGCCACTCGATGTCCATCCAGAGGATTTGGGCTTTGGTTGGGTCGAGGGTGAGGTTGGAGGGGCCGGTGCCGTTGAGGGGGTCGATGTTCCAATTGGACTGGGCGACGCGGGTTTCGACGAGGGTGCCGGTGGAGGAGCTGCGTTCGACGAAGGAAAGGGTGGTGTTGTCCAGCTCCAGGTACATGCCGTTGGCGGCGCCGTAGTAGCCGATGCGCTGGCGGAGGTTGGTTTTGGTCGGACTCAACACAAAAGTGGACATCACCAGCAGGGATTTACCGGGCTGGTAGGAGAAGCACTTTGTGGTCTCGCGGATGACCGAGGAACCGGAACTGGTGGTTACGGAGAGGTCGACGAGGCCGGCGTTGGCGTCGAAGGTTGAGGTGCCGCCGGTTGCGGTGGCGGTGGCCCAGAGGCCGTTGTCTTTGTAGCGGTGGCTGGAGTCGAAGAGGGTGAGCGGGCTGGACGTGCGGATGCGGCCGAAGGCGTCGGTGGCTCCAGCAGCATTAGAGCCGCCCGCAGTGCCGTAGCCGGTGGAGTACGGGCTGTTGACGGAGATCGTGTTGAGTAGCTGCATGGCGGCCTCGGTGTAGGGAAAATGAGGCTATTTCTTTGGTTTTTTGGCGGTTTTGGCCGAGGCTTTGAAGGCGGCGGCGGTGGGGGCGCCTTTTGCTCCAGGTTTGCGCATTTTTTCGCCGCTGCCGGCAGCGATGCGCTTGCGCTTGGCGTTGATGTTGGCGTAGAGGCCGGGTTTAGCCATTACTTTTTACCTTTTTTGGTGGGTTTTTTCTTGGGCATGGACATTCCAGCCTCGGAGAGGGCGATGGCGATGGCCTGTTTGCGGGATTTCACCACGGGGCCTTTCTTGCTGCCCGAGTGGAGTTCGCCTTTGCCGTACTCGCGCATGACTTTGGCGACCTTTTTCTGGGCCTTGGTCGGCTTTTTGGCGGCCACGGTGTAATCCAGGTGTTACCACACACGATAGTTGGTCTTGCCGAGGGATTCTGGTTTGGCGAGGTTGAAGGTTTGGAGGCAGAGGTAGCCCAGGGCGTCAAAGGCGTGGTCCACGCCGAGGTTTTTGTTGGGGAGGCCGGTGTTAGGGGCGTAGGTCAAGGTGCGGAGGGACTTGATGAGTTCCTTGCACTTGGGATTGATGAAGAGGCGGCGGGTTCCAGAGGCGTCGAGGAGGGCGGTGTTGACGCAGGTGATTTTGTCGCGGATTTTCCAGGGGGAGCGGGGGCTGGAGACGGTGAAGCCGGACTTGCGGAGGATGTTGTGGTCGGTGGCTCCAACGCCGGAGGTTTTGCGGGCGCCGCCGGTAGGGTCGGGGCAGGCAATGGTGCGGCGTTCCACGCCGAAGCGGGTCTGGATTTCTTCGCAGAGGTCCCAGGTGGTGGCGCCGCCGGTCATGATGATTTCGTCGAAGACCCAGAGGACGTCGCCTTTTTTGACGGCGCAGACGGCGGACATGGGGTCGATGTTGAAGTCGACGCCGATGAGGAGAGGGAGGACCGGGAGGTCTTGTACCAGCTTGTCGATGTTGTCGTCGGAGAAGGAGACGGCGACGAGGCCGGAGAGGTTTTCGAAGCTGGCTTCGAACTCTTGGCGGAAGGTGCGGGCGTCGAGTTGGGCGCGGGCGGCTTCGATTTCGGCGGCGGGGACGTTATCGCCTTGGATGGTGGTGAATTGCCAGCGTTGCCAGTCGGGGTCGTCCTGTTCGCAGTAGCACCAGAGGTCGTAGAACCAGCTGGCGGTGCCGTCGGGGGTGGAGATGAAGAGGGCCCAGCCCTGTTTGTCGGCGAGGGCGGGGCGGATGACCTCGAACCAGACCTCGGAGTCCATGAAGGCGGCCTCGTCGAGCACCACGCCAGCCAGGCTGCGGCCTCGCAGGGCCATGGCGTTTTCGGTGCCTTTGAGTTCGATGGTGGAGCCGTTGACGAGTTCGATTTTGAGGTCAGTCTCGTTTTTGCTTTTGATCCAGGCTTTTGGGACGAGTTTCTTCAGGACTTTCCAGGCGATGTCCTTCGCCATTCGGTATGTAGGGGCGGCGTAGAAGAACGTTTCGCCCGGCCTCTCGATCGCCCCACGCAATAATTCGATACACGAGAGGTAGCTTTTTCCGAAGCGGCGGCCGGCGACCAACACTCTGAAGCGTTTGCGGCTGGAGAAAACCTCGCCTTGGGCCCAACGGAGCGTTAATGCTGGCGATTCGGGCATTTAGTGGCCATTTTTCTAGCAGGTACCCTGCAGTGTATTACAAGAATCGCAACACTACCCCCAGATGTGTAACAGAAGAAGGAAATGGGAATGTACCAGTAGGTTCCCTGGGCCCCGCTTTTTGTGTTACTTTTTGTGAACATACCCCCCACGCTTGCGCGTCGGATGTGCTACACTAAAGAAGTAAAGGGACACCAAACCCACCATGCAGCAAGCCACCTTTGAGATCCGGTCCGCTTTTGGACAGGTCCGCGCTTACCCGGCAAACGATCCAGCCGTTGCGCTTTGCAGCCTGACCGGATCCAAAACCTTACTCCCGCAGACGATCAGCACCCTCGAAAAGCTAGGCTTCCGGTGTGTCACCACTAGCGGTGAGCCGATCGTGCCCAGCGATCTGTACTGATCCGCTAGGTCACAAGCCATAAAAAAGGCCCCCGCTAGGGGGCTTTGCTATGGCCGGGGGCTCAAGCCCACCGGCGCCTGTGCTGTTCAGTGTACAGCTCCTGTAACACGTCCCAGGTGGCAGCCCGGCGGTGTTCACGCCAGCGACGCTGCAGGCTGGCCACCTTACCGGTGAGCTGGGCGTCAGTGAGCTGGGCTGTTGCGGTCTGGACCTTGGAGCGGAGAGCGTTCCAGGCGGTGGGGGTGTTGGTCATGGGGTGGTTTCCCTTGTTTGACTATGTCAGTGTAGCACAAAACAGATCACTCTGCCGGCACCGTGGCACCGATCGCCAGGCCCCCAGCCGCGAGGGCCACGGCGAGGGGCAGGTTAGCGGTGGACGTTGCGAGTGCCAGCAGAACGAGAGCGGCGATGGTCCGTTTCATGGCTCAGGCTCCCAGCTCGCGAGCCATGCGGATCAGCCGCCACAGCTCGCTAATGTCCTTATCGCCCCGGGTGCAATCGGCACCGATGCGAGCGGCAAGGGCGGCGACGTCGCGACTCAGATCAGAGCGGAGCTTAGCTTCAGCAAGCCAGTTGCGGTTGGCGGTTTCGAGAGTTTGCATGGGTTGGTTTCCCTTGGTACCCTCACACAATAGCGACGCCTGGGGTCGCGTCGAGGCCGCAACGCCCCAGGCTTCACACTCTGTAACACTCGCAGCGGTTCAGGTCTGCCGCTTGTCTTCGACCGTGATCTGCAGCGCCGGCGCCTGGGCGGCCAGGGTCTCCGGCGCAACCTCGCCGACCACCGCGCCAAGGTCGCGCATCAGTAACTGAGCTGATCCGATCTGCCCTTTGCGGATGGCTGCGTCAATTGCTCTCATGCGCATAGCCTGAAGACGTGAAACTATACTCTCGCGATCTTTGCTCCAGTCCTCCTCGTTCCACTGTTTCACGGCGTCCCAGTCTCGCCATGCTGTAACTTCGCCGATGCTTTCGCGATCAGCATGATCTAGCACCAGCTGCCGAACGGGCAGGCCCGTCAACTGCCGCTTATAAAGCCGCTTCCGCCGCTCTTCAATCACGGCGTCAGGGTTGCGCTTCCCGTAAGGCCTGGGCCTTTTCTCTACAGTCTCCGGAAGATCTTCCGGAACCACGCTGTTAGCTTCCGGCTGATCCGTCACAGTTACAGTCTCCAATCTTTGGTTCAATCTTAAGCGCCCAGCGAAAAGCCCGACCGTGTGGCCGGGCCCGTAGGGTCTGGGGTGTGCCAGTCAGTCCCCGTACCAGAACAGTCCGGCGAACCACTCAAGCCAGTCCACTTTGCTCTCGGGATGGTCAGTCCAGGGGATGCCCCAGTCCTGATACTGCAGTTGCGGCCTGTAGGGTTCCAATCGGTGGTCTAACTCGCCGATGATGCGGACTGCCGGGCCGCCAGTCGCTAGCAGTATCTCAAACTGGCCGGGCTCAAAGTCCGAACCGGGAGCGTGCCAGTCAGAACGGACTAGGACCGACAGGGGCAGTTCCCGCGCATAGTCCGAGACTGCCTCGCCGATACTGTCGCGGGTAGCGTCAAGGTCCCAGCCCTGATCAGCCGCAAATGCTGCAGACGCTGGGGCTAGATCCTCAATGCTCCAATCCCTAGCACTGGCAAACATCGCCAGATCATAGAGAGCCTCGACAGTCTGCATGGCACCACGGGCGGCAAAGAAGGCGGCCCGGTGCTGGTCGGTCAGTGTTGCTGTTTTCATGGTGATTTGCCGTGGTGGGGCTTGTGTGCAAGTGTAGAACCGGAACCGGCCGGCTGTCAAACAGACCAGCTGAGATAGACCCGGTCATCATCTCCGACGTAAGCGCCGATGGGTCCCTGCGCCTTTGCTAGCTGCTCCATGGTTTCGCAGCAATCACGCTCAACGCCAGGCAGCCACCGATCCATCATGCTGACGCCATGGCCGTCTCGCGCCAGAACGTAGCAATGCTCGACACGGTCGCCTAACAGATCTTCGAGGCTCAGTTCGCCTAACCCGTGCTCTATCAGACAAGCATCCGCCAGATCACGCCAGCTGTAGTACTGATCAGACAGGGCCTGCATGTCTTCACGCCATGCCGCAGTCTGGTCATGATTCCGGTCTAAGGGTTCGCCATCGTCGTCAGTGCTAGCCCATAGGATCGTCTCCCATAAGGCAGCGTCAACCATGCTGGGGCGCCAGGCGGCAAACTCTGCCGGGTGAACGGTGCGGTTCTTCATGAGTCCCATCCTGTGGTGTGGTTTGTGGGAGGGCGTTAGCCCGACCACAGTATGGGCCCCAGCCCTGCCCACACTCTGCCGCTGTTGTGATACTTAACAGTCCGGCCGGCTGGGTTGCTTGTGCTGTTACTGTGCAAGGGTTCACCCTTACCGAGGGACCATGCGCAGCATGCTGACAACGTGCCAGGCACCTTTACAGGTCAGTCTGGCGGCCGTCGAGCGAGTGCCAGGCGGCCACCCTGAGCCAATCGTTGAGTTCAGGCGGCCCGGCGGTTGGCTTTTGAGCTCCTACTACCTGTCAACGTTCCAGGGCATTACACAGGGTCTCACTCTTGACGGTGACGGAACCTACCTAAGCGCCGCCAGCGTCAAAGCGTGCCAGGCATGGTTGCGGGAGGTTCTGGCATGAGCGGCGGCGAATGGACGACACAACGCGAGCGTAAACAGCTGGCGGCAGACGCCCGCGAACTGCTGCGCGAGCAAATCCGCAACGAAAAGCGCCAGTTACGGGACCTGCGGTATTGCGCCGAGCGGTCGACTCTTACCGCTGCCGAATGGCGGGACCTGCTGACGTTGCACCAGCAGCACGGCAAAGAGGGTATCCGCGAGCTTTGGGAGAGCCTGATCCCGTATTGGGAGGCTTGCCAGACCGTCAACCGGGGCGAGGCTTGCCCCAGTGACCTTAAGCCGGCAGGCCTGAAATTAAGTGCAGAAAAAACGCGCACGAAACCGACCACGCGCAACAAGCCGGGGGCACCACGCAAGCCCAGAACCGATCGCGGCAAACCCCGGGCAAGCTACAAGCCGCGTACCAGGCAAACCGCTTAAGTCAGACACGGTAAACCTGCCGCCTGGCAAGCCTCCCTATAGGCTTGTTGGGCGGCTTCCCTTGTTTTGTGGCGGCCTAGGTATTTCAACTTGCCGTCGATCCTGATCCGGGCTTGCCAGCACTGATCACGCTCCAGCCAGTGGCCAAAGTTGGCACGGTTCTGACAATTCTCGCGGTTAGTTACATCCCGCAAGTTTTGAATGCGATTGTCACGAGGATTCCGGTTTATGTGATCCACCTGATGAATGGGCCATGCACCAGTGCACCAGGCATACACAACCCTGGCATAGCTGGTTTGAATGCGTTTACCATCCCAAGTCAGATGAATGCACCATCCGCGCTTGTTTGAGGTAGGGAAACCCTTCACTTGAATGCCGCTTTTGCGCTTGTGCAGCGTCCCAGTGAATGGGTTGTAGCTGTATTTCTCCCACAGGAGATCGACAGCCGGGTATGTAGACTGTGACATGACGGCCTGAATGGTAGGTTGTCCGGCCTGAGGTGGTTCCAGCCACGCTCAGGCACCCATTGTACCACCAGTCTCAGTCTGTGTCTTGAATGGGACTGGCAAGTTGGGCAAAGTATCGTTCTACTCGTGCAAGAAACGAGTGCTCCGCCTGTTCCAGCTCGTCCGGGTTCATCCAGTGGACGTTGGGGGCACCGCAACGGCGTGCCAACACGATCACGGCGCCGGTGGGCTTGAGTCCGGTTAGATGGCGGAGTCCCAGGCTGTAGGCCCCGCATTGGTCGATGTATGAATGGCCGGGCGGCAGGCGTTCCAGGCCGTCTTCGTCTTTTGTGGTTTTGCGGCCGACGCTGGTCTTCCAGTCGGCTACAACGATGGCGTTATTTTTGAAGCCGAGTAAGGCGTCTGCTGTTCCAGCGAAGCCAGCCGGGTGATGAATGGAAAACTCAGACGCGAAGATCTCGGTCGCGTTAGCGGCGATCCAGTCGGAGAGGCCACGGGCGTAGCCGGAGGCGCTCCAGCCAACTCTAGGGACGGTGGGGCGGACTTTGGTCAGGGCCCACTGGGTGATCTTGGGTGGGATGCGGGCCAGGCCTTGGGTGTCCCAGTGAATGGCGTTGCGCTTGTTGGCGGTGTTACGTGCCAGCTGCTGGGAAGTCTTAAGCAAATATTCAGCTTGTGAATGGGCCATGTTGCCTCGGGTGGCGGCAACGTTGCGCTGGGTGGTGGCCTCTTCGGGTCCCAGGCGGGCGATCCAGCGCTCCAGTCCTGTTGTATCGCTGGTTTCCTTCAGGATGTGTGTAACACTATGGTAGATAGTACCGTTTGCGTCTCGGTAGACGCGGAATGGGCCAGAGTTGTCTTGTACCAGCCTCCATTTACGTAGTGATGCCAGGGTGTCTTGTGTGTTGGAGGCCATTTGGATATTCTTTCCCATAACTACATTACCCTGTCAAGCTCGGTTTGGCAATAAAAAGCCCCCGGTGAAGGGGGCCGTAACTTAATAGTGTTTAAGTAAACCGGCTAGTCCAGTCGCCGCAACCGCTTTCACCGTGTACGACGGGCCACAGGGTTTTGTGATGCACGATGTTGTCGTTGTAAGCGACGGGGCTGGGGGCGTGTCGATGACATTCTCCGAAGGAGTTTTGCGGCTCCTTTTCGATGTCCTCGAAGTACCAGCCCTAGCGGCAGGTGTAGCACTGCTGATCCATGTCAGGCAGCCTTGAAAGGGTTACCGCCGGTAAGGAGGCGGCTGATGTCGAAGCCTTCGGACTTGGATTCGAGCCAGGCGGCGTCGATGTGCTCTTGGCTGCCTTTCTTGCGGGGGACAGGGCGGACCGTGTACTCCGTCGTAAGGCCCGAGCCTTTCTTGCTAATCGTGAAGTCCCAGGCAAGCAGGTCCTCGTAGTCCTCCATCTGGGAGATCTGGTCGATTTCCTTCAGAATGGACTTCTGCGTGATCTGCAGGACTTGGACTTTGCCGGACTCGTAGTTGTAGACCGGGACCGCAATGAAAAACTTCAGGTCGACGGTGCCGGGGCCGCCACGGCCTTCGCGTGCTTCAAAGTCGCCCAGCTCCACCGTGACGTCCTCGGGGGTGGGTTCTTGCTCGAAGCGGAAGGGCTTGGACTGGCCGGCGCATTGGCCCCAGACTTCGTAGCCCTCCAGGGGCTCGTCCGAGAGCAGTGCGAAGCGGACTGAGCCGCCGTCAGGGAGTTTGGAAAGTTGCAGGTAGCCGCCGCCGCTGCCCGAGCTGTTGACGTTGGCTGAAGCAGTCTTGGAAAGAAATGCCATGGTGAATGGTCGGTTTGGATGGTCGCCGGGTGGCAACTCTCATACAGTAGCACGGGGTTGCCTGGATGGCTACCATAGAAAAATGCCCCAAGGCTGCCGGCCTCGGGGCACACTCAAAACTTTCACTGTAGGAGTCTAACATCGTGTCGCATGAGACGCAAGAGCTTCTGGCATTTGTGCGCCAGTTGCCTATCGGGTTGGCGTATGCGCCCATTTACCGGAAAGATGCGCTGCTCCAGTCCGGGAAGGTCAGCAAGGGCAAGACGCCGCTGGAACGGTCGCATCACGTCGTCATGGATCCGGCGGATGTCGCGTTGCAGATCGAGCGCAAGCCGGAAGTGTTCCAGGCGGTTGGTGTGTTCACTGGGGCGAGGAGCAACGGCCTCGTAATCCTTGATGTGGACAGGAATCTCGCCAGATTGAAGAGCAAGTGGTGCGATTCGCTCGACGGTGCTCCAGTCGTTACGTCCACCAAGGCCAATGCGGCGAAGTACCTGTTTCGCGTTCCAGAGGCTCTGTGGGGCGTTGTAAGGGGTTTTGGGTTGTCCGATACCGGGCAGGGCTATGAGGTCCTCTGGGGCCGTCAGGGGCTCCTCTACGGGGCGTATCCGGGCTCCAGTGATGGGAAGGCTCCAGTTGGGCGGTACGGCTTTGAGGGCGATCTGGAGGCCATCCCGGAGGCTCCAGCGTGGCTGCTGGCTGAGATGCGTGATTCCGCCGGTAAAGAGCTACAAGACGGCGGGTTCATCAAAAACCGCAAGGCGCTTGATTTCTCAGATCGAGATCCGGCTGAGGTGGCTGAGATTATTCAGTCCGCGTTGCGGGTGATTCCAGGGCAGGGGGCCGGTAGTCGGGACCACTGGGTCAAGGTGGGTATGGCGATCCACTCGGAATTGCCTACGGACTTGGGCCTCACCTTGTGGGCGGCATGGTCGTCAGATGATCCTGAATACAGCGAAGAGTGGGCTAGCTCCAACCCCTGCGAGGAGGTTTGGAAGTCTTTCAAGAAAGGGCCGGTGACGCTTGGGTCGCTGTTCTGGATGGCTGATCAGCAGATGCCAGGGCGGCTGTGGCTGTCTGAGGATTTGCGCAGGGTTGTTGACAGTGCTGAGCAAGACCGCGTGCAGC